ATCGGAAACAGGCGAACACCAAACAGGACCAACTCTTTCAGGACGCGGCCAAGCTGCGGCGCCTGCTGCGCCATCGGGATCACGCCAGAGATAAGCTGACTCATGCTGGTCATGAACTGCACGCCCAGCTCGCGGTCTGCCGTGATGTCGTCGCCAGCGAGCGTGTCGTTGTCGATCTTGATGCGGAAGTGCCGCAACGGGTTGTTGCGCAGCAGCTTGATGGCCGCCTCAAAGATGTCCGGCCGGTACTGACCGTTCTGGTCGACGCAGATACTCTCGGCGTTGGAAATCTTGAAGATGGTCTCATCTTCGTAGTGGGCGCAGATGATCTCGGCCTGAATCTCCAGGTGCTCGCGCGCAAAGCGTGCGACGTCCTTCTGGCGCCTGACCAGCCGCTTGGAGGCGTAGTTGCCCTTGATCTTCTGCGCGGCGGCTGTTTCCCGAGGATCGGACGTGCCGCGAATGATGTCGGACATGCCGGTGATGTCGTACAACTCGGCGAGCAGCGCCTTTCTGGCCTCGTAGAGCTTTTCGAGGACGACGATCAGGTTCTCGACGGGCAGAAAATCGACGACTTTCTTGAGCCCGCCGCCGTCGCTCAACGCCTGGAAATTCGACACGGGGATCATGTCGTTTTCCATCGTCTCGGTCGTGAGACGCTTGATCAGGTCGCCGAGCTGCGAGTCGTAGACGCCGACGACGCGGATGGCGCTCGTGAGGAGTGAAATTCGACGGGTCAGGTCGTCCAGCTCGCTCGCAAGTGACTGGTACAGGATGAAGTCGGGAACCGGGATCAGCGTGTTGTTCGTGCGCGTGCCATAGAGCGGCTTCGGGCACGGAAAGAAGTTCCTGAGCTTGAGAGGATCGTCGCGCTCGTCGAGCATTTCGTCGTGATCCGGGCACAGCCACAGAACCCGGCGCTCAGACTTGTCCCAAATCTCCCAGACGAGCGCCGTCTTGAACAGCGCTTCGGCTTCGGCCGGCGCGTTTTCTTTCTTCTCGGTGCGCTCGCCGTCGAGCGAGTACAGCAGCGGTACGCGGGGGCCGATCTTTTTGCCGAACCGCTCGACCAGCTCGCGGCGTGTCATGAGCACGCGCTTCGCGACCCATGGAAGGTTTTTCCAGTTTGAGCACGCCGGGTGCAAAAATCCAGTGATGCCGACGTGGTCGGTCTCGCACTCCTCGTTGGAGAGCTTGCGGACTTGTGCGCGGTAGAATTTGCCTTCTTTGTCTTCGCCGAGCTTGGCGCCCTCGGGCACGCTCTTGGCGTCGTTGTAGCGCGTCTTCTGCTCGGAGTGGCGCAGATCGAACTCCGGCATGTACCGCGTCCACACCGTGCCGCGAGCCGATAGAATGTAGTCGTCGACGGCCGATGCGAACGCATCGTGCATTTCGTCGGAGTCGTTCACGTAAATAAGCGCCCGCTCCAGAATGAGCGACGCCGCTCGCGCCACCGGGTCTTTGTCGCGATAACGCCGCGACACGAACGGCTTGGGCATCCCCATGAACAGGTTCGGCATCAACGTGTTGGTCATGGACCAGAGCACGTTGTAGTGTCGCCGAGACTGTCCCGACTTCTGCCCCATCACCTCAGAGCGATAGCGCCGCATGATCTCGGCGGATGCGGTGTGATAGCCCTTGGCGTGCGACAGGGCGCGCTCGATCTCGGCCTTCCAGCGCTGGACGTCGGCCGGCTGCGTCTTATCGCCACGATCCGCAAACGCCTGCGGGGTCTCGACCTGTGCGCTGTCCGTCACTTCATTCAGCGTCATAGCGTGATCCAATTGTTATCGCCCGAGGAGCGTTGGGCGCGGTCGTGGTCGGCCCAAAGCTCGTTGAGGCTCATCGTGCGAACGTCGCGTATGAGCGCCGGCCGCGCCGGAGCCGGAACGAGCCATGGCCTGGACATGACGCCGTAGCGGAGTGCGTCGATGGCGTGGTCTTCCGGCAGACTCAGGTCTTCGGGGTTGTCCTGGTCGTGCTGCGCCAACGGGAGCGTCCTGATCAGCGCCTTGCAGGAGCCGAACAAGTACAGGAGCGGCACCTTGTTGCCGGACGCATCTGGCGCGCCGCGAAGACGCTCGCGCAGCGTATCCCAACCGCCCATCGCGCCGTTCTTGCCGACGCGGGTGTTGTCGGCGCGGCGGAACATGACGTGGCCAGACGTCGCTGACGCCATGCGCTCGGCGACCGAGGGACCGCCATCCGACTTGAAGGCGCTGGGGTCGAGCACACCGTAGACGACGCTCTCGCCCTTTTCGAGCGACGCCACCAGCCGGCCAACGTCGCCCGCCTCCTGCTTGATGCCTTTGTTGCTGTCGTCCTCGGAGCCATACAACTCGCGGTAAACGACAATGGCACCGCGCGGGATTTGCCGGCCGTTGGGGTGGACCCACGGCTCAGCGGCCACAGCACACCAGAGCACACAGAACGGAAAGTAGGAGCCCCAGTCGGCAGCGCGGAACCGAAGCCAGTGCTTGGGGAGCGGGACGTCGGGCAGAACGTGCTTGGCGACCGAGAACTCGGGGAAGTAAGCCCCGTCGATCATCGACCACTCACCATCGAGCCACGCGCGAACGAGAGCTTCCGAGCCAGTCTGTGCGAGGCGGGACAGGTAGGTGGGGTCGTTCTTGAGGAGAAGCTGGTTGTCGGTGATGCGTGCCGGGATGAAAATCCGCTCCGACATCGTGCCAGTAAGGGCGTCTTTCTCGCGAATGATCTCCCATCCGCCCGGTGCCGGGTCGATGTAGCGCCGCTTCAGCGCGGCTTGGCCGGCGCCGCCAGGGTTGGATGTCGAGCAGAACGCGGTTGGGACGCCGGCCGTGCTCCGAAGCGTGCCCTTGAGCTTGAGAAGCGGCTCAAGATCAGCATAGTTGCCAATCTCCTCGACGAAAATTTCCGTCAGGTTCCAACCCTGGAGCGCTTCGGCGTCGTCGTGCTTCTCAACCTGCTTGAACGTGAAGGACGCGCCGTTCTTGAGTTCCCAACGCTTCTTTTGCTCGTGGTAGGTGCCGAAGTGCGAGTAAATTTCTTTACTGCGGGCTATGGCGCTTTCGAGCTGGACCAGCTCTTTGCGGATGAACACCGCTTTGTAGTCGACGCCGTACTTGATGCCTCTCAGAAGGCCGCGACCGAGGGAGCCGTCTGTGTTGTGCGTGACGATGAAGTTCTCGATCACAAACAGCGATGACCGATGCGATACAGCAATGCACACAGTCTCGCGCGGCTCGCAGGGCTCGATCTTGTCGATCCAGATACCCATTGACTGCGGGGTTTTGCCCGCGCAGAGCGCCCGCTTGCGCTCCAGGCTGAACATCCGCTCAGGGAGTGGCATTTTGATCTGGATGCGATTGATGCCAGGGCCGCTTGAGCAGTGAAGAACAACCGCGCCCAACGAGCGCGCAAGGTGCTTCACATCATCAACCAGCCCCGCCGAAGCCGAGTCAAAATAGCAATCGCCACTCTCTTTGGACCACCCGCTCGCGTCCATAAGACCACGAAGCAGCTCCCAACGGGTGTCAATCGAGGCGAAAAGCAGGTCGTGCGGAACGCGCTCCAGTGTCGAGGCGGCGCCGCCGAGGCTTGTGCCGCAGTCACGTGCGCCCGAGGAGGTGGGTGTGGTGCCATCAAACGCAGCCGGAGCCGAGATGACGGGTATTTGGAGTCTACTTCTGGCGCCCTTGCGCTGGTAGTGCTCGAATACGTCCGTCGTTGTCCAGGTGTCGGCCGGGTCGTAGTCGAGCGAGTCTTTTGCGAACCAAATATGATCCGCGTCGCAGTCAACAACCGATCCGTCGCTCATTGTGAGCCGAAACATCGGCTGCACGCCGCGCTCAAACTTGGCGATCACGCTGGTGACGGTGCCATCGACGGCACACAGCTTGTCGCCAACCTTGAGGTCGCCGATCGGCTTCCACCCGAACGGTGTCAGGACCGGGCATTCGCGCGGCAAGCCCTTGCCCCCGCCGCGAGCACCCCCATACATGATCTCCTGGACCGGCGCGGCCACATAAGCAGCCTGCGGACCCGGCTGAGGAGCCCATACAACTTTTTTGTCCATGTTACTCGGGGTTGGAGTCGGACGAAGTGCCGGCCGAAATCTTTTTCAGACGCTCGATCGTGCTGCCAGCGTCCGAGGAGGGCTTGTTCTTCGCGACCCAATCCTCGGGCGAGGCATTCCAGTCTGGCAAGCCGCCAACCACCTTCTCCGTGAGCGACGGGTCTTTCGCGACCGGCTTTTCGGGCTGCCCAAGCGTGTGCTGACCAAGATGTTTGGCCATCGCAGCATTGTCGCGAGCAACCGAAAGCTGCGCCTCACGGATCGCGAGCTTGTGCTTGGCCGTGGCGTGCCGATACGCCTCGTGCAACTGCTCGCCGGACTTGAGCAGTCGCTCCAGAAACTTCAAGTCGACCACAAAGTAGTCGGCGCAGTCCGGGATGCTCATGCCCGCTTCCAGCAGACGCACAAACTCGGAGATGCCCTCGCGCGTGAAGCGCAATTCGTCGCCCTGGTAGCGCAGAAAGCCCTGCGCCATACCTGAATAGTGCCCCACGTCACGCGCTCCAGACGATAGGACGCGGCTGCGCAACCAAGGCGCCGACGTCTGTCAACATCCGCACCATGTCGTCGGTGTGCTGCTGAATGCTCTCGGCCAGAACGCCGACTTTCAGTTCGAAGTCGTCACCCGTGCCGTCGTTGTTGGCGTCTTTCGCCTGAATTGCGGCGAGCGCGTTCTCGCTGGTGCCGAGACGGGCATTCAGATCGTCCAGCGCGTTACCAAGCTGCGACCCCATGCTGTTGACCTGCTCGATGACGCTTGAGAACGAACCCGAGGAGGAAGAAACAAGCTGCTGGACGCTCTGAACAAGGCCGGACTGCACGCCCTCCACGGTCCCGAGACGCACACCAAGCTCGCTCAGTGTCGACTCAAATGCCTGCATATCGACCGGCCGCTCCTCGGTCTCCAGCCTGGAGACGCGCTGGGCAAGCGCGCCGTAGTTGTCTGCGACAGCAGACGCTACGCCATCAACAAGGTTGGCGACGTCGGCGCGCAGGTTGCCGATGGCCGCTTCGATGGCCCCAGACATGGTGTCTCGCGTGACGGACTTGGCGAGCGCCGTGTCGACGGACGCAGTAAGCGAAACCTGTGACTGCGTTGTTTCCGCCAGAGCGCTCCCAAGCTCCGTCACGCGAAGCCCGAGCGGAGCAATCTTTTCGATCTGCTCCTCAAACGTATTCAGGTCCTCCTCGGCAGCCGTCAGGGCTTCATCCATCGAGCCGATGCGCTCCGAAATCTCGGAGTCCGCCGCAGCGAGGTCGGAGACCGCGCGGCGCACGTACAAGTCGAGGTTGACGACGTTGCCGTTGAGACTGGAAACCTGATCAGCAAGTGTGGTCGCGTTCTCGCGCAGCGTGCCGACCGTTGCGGCGACCTCGGCAAGGTCGCTCACGGCGTCGTCAATCTTGACGGCGCTGTCGGTGGCGAGCCGCGTCAAGGTCGCGATGTTACTGCTGGCGGTTGCAATCTCGACCTCAAGCGCCCCAACCGTTGCCACGCGGGCCTCGGCTTCGGTGATGCGCTGGGCAAGTGCCGTTATGGCATCCGAGGAGGTGGTTTGGGTGGCGGCGAGCGCGGCCACCTTGTCGACGCCGTCCTTGATGGTGGTACCGATGTCGAACAGCA